GGCATCATCGACCGGAACTCCATCCGCAACCTTTTGGATTGCTTTGGTCACGATCTTCTCAACCTTTTCCTTTTGATCCTGTTTAAACTCTACCTGTGCAGCGTCCTCGGGTAGATCTTCGCCTGCGTAGATGTAGAGTCCTAGCCCGTGTAAACTCACCGCCTTGGTCATGCAACGCATGATGGCCGTGTTGACTTGGAAAGCATCAGGGTTAGTGATTGGCTTGTTCCTATAATCCATGACTGGCAACATGCATGTACGGTATTGGCCAAACATGGTAACGGTGACCCATACCATGCCTGTTCCGTTAACATCCATATATGGTTTACCGTCAAACTGTTGTACATGAAACACTGCGGTTGGATCAGCTTTTAGGACTTCAGCCCATGCCCATGCCCAACTGAGGTAAGTTAAGCCGTTCTTCTTTTCCGTGTGTTCATTGACATTAATCTTCAGCAGATCTCTCGGACTGATACTGGGTGCACCATTCGGCAACTCCGCAGTAGTTTCCGGTGCATCTGACTGGTTCACCTTTTCTTGTTTCGACATAGCCTTTTTCCTTTTCTGCCAACTGTGTGGCTTCTTCCATTGTTTTAAATAACTTGATCGCAGTCTTGCGACCTTCTCTCTTCACGGCATACACGGTCTCTCGCATCCACCGTTCTTCATCGGAGCAGGGTTGTAACTCCTCTCCAAATTCTTGGAACACCCTAGCATTACGGTGCTCTTCCAATCTTTCCCTGATATAGGTCTCTGTCTTGATTGCATCCCACATCGGCACATCCACCATGTGGATTGGTGCTTTGGGGTATCCATCCTTTGTCTCGTGTCGGCTAAAGTCTCTGACCAATGCACAGATCTGTAGGCCAACAACTTTACGTTTCTTTACCGTTTCAACCAACCACTTGTACACATTTAACTGTTGTTCCCATTCCACTTTGTCTTGCATCACTGCCCACGCAGATGTGAACTTGTAGTCAATGATGACGATGCCATCGGGAGTTTCCTTCTGTAGATCGATCTGCCCTGATACAGTCACCTCGTCCACGTTCAGGAACAGTCTTTCCTCCATGATGTACCCCTCGGTAATCCCCCTCTCCATAACCACGTGCAATGCTTGTCCAAGCAATTGCCATAGGTTATCTGAGACATCCTGTGTGATCTTCTCATCATATTGTTCACGCAATCTGCGTATCCTTGGGGGAGACATCAATTCAGTTACACTGTACTGAGATGCTCCTTTGGTGTAGTATTCTCTTGACGCTAAAGTCATTAGCGTTTCGGGAACACCGAACTTGTTAGTTATCCGCATTGGCTCTCCTATAGGTGTTGTATGAATGATTTGAATGATATTACTATTGATGATGGATTGCAAGCACTTTCTTTATTTATTTTAGGTGAACCTGCAAGTAAAGCAAATTCAAGAAGAGTGGTGCGTTTTGGCAACATGTCCCGACTCATCAAAAGTCAGAAGGCGTTGGACTACAGCGAAGCGTTTAAACAGCAATGCCCTCCGCTGGCACAACTGATGGTTGGGGATTTGAAGGTGACGATGTGGATCTACTATGCATCACGCAGACCTGACTTAGATGAAAGCCTTATCCTAGACCTCATGCAAGGGCTAATTTACGTTAATGATAGACAGGTAAAGGAGAGACACACATACTGGGGTTTAGACGCTCAAAATCCACGCACGGAAATTATCATTGAACGCATCCCAACTGTCGCTGCCAAAAAAAAGCCCCGTGTAAACGGGGCGAGGAGAGAGAAAGCAACTAGCAAAGAAAACACGGATTGATTATATAATGGATTGGTGGGAATTGCTTTCACGCTAGATCAAGTGGGAATAGGGCAACAGAGTTGGGTAAATCTAGATCAGCCCGACCTCATAACCAAGACACCAATTCCCACACCAAGATGTATGGAGATTGAGGCGATGCATAGCCGTGGGACGAGTTCCGACTGTAAGTGCAGTCTCCATTCATGTTGGTGTAAACGGGTTAGCGCCGTGGTGGGTTTCATAAGAAGTGTTGTCCTGCCATCCCTGCTTTATGGGAACACCAACCCTATTTATATTATGGTTATTGACACACCATAATTTATATTGTTATACTGCGTTCACATTGTTGTGAGGGCGACAGTGGAAACCGTTTAGGGATGTATTCTGTTTTAACTAATGTCTGTTGAGACCCATTAGTTAAGACACCCCTCAGAATACATCGCCCTAAGCGGTTTTTTTTTGCTTGAAAATTTATGATCGTTATAGAACCTAATTGTTATACAGAGTTTGAAGTACAGGCTTATCTGTGGAATGCTTTGCGTAACTTGGGTTGGAATGTAAGAGGAGAAGTGAAAGCAAAATACAAAGGCAGATCGAATGTTAGATTTGATTTAGCCGTATTTTCTGACGGCAATCTTACGATGATCATAGAGGTCAAAGCATCACCAATTAAACATAAAAAAGATTGGGAATCAACAAGGCAAGGAACTAGGTATAACGAGTATGGTGTGCCAGTAAAAATCATTTATGGTTTTGAACAAGCACAAGAATTCATACATTCATTGGACGGTCAACAGTAGCGATGAATGTTTAAACCCCCTACTACGGGAAAGACAAGGAAGAAGGGGTACGGGTGGCGAAGTTAGCGCCCTATTGTCGAACGGCTAACGAGTCACGTGGCTCCGAAGAGCAATGGTGTAAAGGGCTTAGGATAGGCTAAGTCCGTCCACCAAAGAGCAATCCTCTGAAAGGATTGCAACGGCAAGTAAAGCAATGAAGGCAATGTAGGGTATCCGGTATCACTACCTATGAAGAAACAATTCAGTACGGCATTACACGGTCAATACGATTCATACGGCAAGCTCAAGGTCAAGAGATTCTTCATGGCGGCTTATGGTATTTATCTATTGGAAAACCCCGATCGATATGCAGTGGATATGATTGCATATAAAGATGGTAAGAAGTTAGGGTATGTAGAGGTTGAAGTTAGAGAAGCTTGGGCAGATAATGAGTTTCCTTTCGAGACCCTCCACATTCCTGAGAGGAAAGTGAAGTTGTTAAAGAATGATTTAAAAACTGTATTGGTCAGTGTCAACAAAATTGGCACGAGGGCCTTTCTCTGCGATGGGGAGGTTATCCTCTCCTCCCCAATCAAAGAGCGCAGTAATAAGTACGTGGCACAGGGTGAGAAGTTTTACCTTGTTGACCCTTCTAAAATTAAACTGGTTGAATTAAAGGAGAGATAAATGAGAGACTGGAAGCAAGAATACAAAACACAAAAGGCACGTGGCGAACATGAGGACAGAATGGAAAGGCAGAGGGCTAGACGCAAGCTCGATGCAAAAGGGGTAGACAGGGCAGGCAAGGACGTTGCCCATGTCAAGGCTCTATCGAAAGGTGGAAGTAACAAGGACGGCGTTAAGCTCCAGCCCGCCAGCGTCAACAGATCGTTTAAACGTAAGTCAGATGGAAGCATGAAATGAATGCGGACTTCATTGAACAGTTCCACTTCCTCGACACGACCAGAGTGGCATGCCCAATCTGTTCAAACGATAGAAAAAAATCCAACAACAAAGACATGAAGCTGACCCGACAACCGGACGGGGCAGTTCTCTATCACTGCCATCATTGCCAATCAAACGGATCAGTACAACCCAAGGAGAGATATGTGTCAGCCGTTCCCAATATAGAAATCACGCAGACCCAACTGATGACCCCTCACTATGAATACCTAAAGTCGAGGGGCATATCAGAACAAACCGCAGATAAGATGAGGCTCTTCGCCGCCGACAAATACTTCAGCCGTTTAAACAAAAGCAGCGCAGCCATCGGCTTTCCGTATTACCGCAACGGCGCTTTGGTGGCAGTCAAGTACAGATCATTCCCTGAGAAAGACTTTACGCAAGAAGCCGGTGGAGCACATGATTTCTTTGGTATCGATCATGTGGTTAAAGGTAAACCTTTGGTCATAGTGGAAGGCGAGATCGATTGCCTGACCCTCATGGAAGCAGGTGTTGAGAACGCAGTCTCTGTTCCCTCGGGTGCTCCCATCAAGGTGGCAGATGGCAAGGTTCTACCCTCCGAAGATAAGAAGTTTGCTTATGTATGGAATGCAAGGGACATTATCGATGAAGCACCTTACGTCATCATCGCAACAGATCAAGACACCGCAGGCCAAGCCTTGGCAGAAGAACTGGCAAGACGAATTGGAAAAGATAAATGTAGGTTAGCCAAGTTTGACAAGAAGGATTTAAACGAGGTTTATCTTGATGACCCTTTTAGAATTGATGAGATCCTCTCCAACGCCACGCCATATCCTATCTCCGGGTTGTCCACCGCTTCAACCTATGAGGAGCGTTTAAACGACCTATACGCAGCGGGAACGGGCAAAGGAGCCAGCACGGGGTATTCTTCTCTGGATCATGTTTACACGATAGCAACTTCACAACTCTCTGTCGTCACCGGATACCCATCATCGGGTAAGTCTAACTTTGTAGATCAACTGATGGTGAACTTGGCATCTAACGATGACTGGAAGTTTGCCGTTTGTTCGTTTGAGAATCAACCCGAGATCCACATCTCAAGATTGATGGAGATCTACACCAAGAAAAGATTCTTTGACGGCAAAGAACGGATGTCGGAGGNNGAGAAAAAGGATGCGTTTAAATGGGTCAATGACCATTTCCTGTTCATAGACACCAATGGTGAGGAGCCATCAACTCTTGACTCTATTTTGGAAAGAGCGAAGGTGGCGGTAAAGAGGATGGGTATTCGAGGGATGGTCATAGATCCCTACAACTATATTGATTTAAACAGAGACTCGACCGAGACCGAGGCCATCTCAAATATGCTTTCAAAGGTGCAGAGGTTTGTCAAAACCCATGACATTCACTGTTGGTTTGTAGCTCACCCCTCCAAAATAAACCGCAGTGGTGTTGAACAACCAAGACCCGATGGGATGGCTATCTCAGGCTCAATGGCATGGTGGGCTAAGACTGACTGCGGTATCACGATCCATCGAAAGGATAATTTCGTTGAGGTGGCAGTATGGAAATGTAGGTATCGTTGGGTAGGCACACAAGGGGAAACGACCCTACTCTACAACAAGACCGCCGGAACCTACTCAGAGAACCTCGACACGTTTTAGTTTAAACGGCAAGCTCACAGCACGAGCTAGCACTCCCTGCTGGCTTGTGCTAATGCGTTTAAACAATTCCCGCTGGCTGTTCGCTGCTGTTCGCTGCATGCGTTTAAACGGTATAGTTGGAACCAGAAAGGCAAAATGTACTTCTTGCCGGTTTCACGGGATGTTCCACGAGTATGCGTTTAAACAACAGAACCGATTTCGGTTTTAGTGAACCGATTTCGGGACAAAAAAAAGCACCTCGAAAGGTGCTTAGGTTATTGCAATACTTTAAAAACGGCTCCAAAGACTGAGTTAAAAGATCCTTGTAGCCTTGGCATTCGGGTTTGATCTAATCGATAAACCCTCCACCGCCCATCGTATTTGATATATTTTTCATCGGGCTTTAGGTACATCTCATGGTTGACCAAATCAATGAGATTGTCGTACTTGTAAACTGTTTTGAGAAAGGTAGGGTCATGATTGGTGATCGCCTTGGCTTTCAATGCACGACCTCACCATCGGGGGTTGATCTAGCCCTGTACATCTCCATGCAAAAGGTTAAAAATTCCATTCTGCTCATGTCATTGGCAAGGGCAATATCGACACAAATACATAAAAGGGTACTGAAGGTAACTTCAGCATCATCTCTGCGTTCTGTCAATAGATCTAGCACTGAACCCATGAGGTCATTGATCTCGGCATGTACGTCACTCATGATTCTTCTACCTTTTTAAAATCAAATAAGGTCACGATCTTATCGTCAACATGACCGCTTGAATTAAATACAGTTGTTACAAAGGCCCCTTTATCGATCTCAACCATCATATAACCGCTTTGTTTAGTGAATACACCGTCCTCAAGCATATCGAAATTGATCACGATTGATCCATTGTCAAGCTCGCCTGTTCTCATTGCAATTTTTCTCATATACCCTCCACTTGTTTAACGATATCCATTGCATCAGCATCGTAATAAGCAAGAGCTTTCACGATCTCATACATTCGAGGTGCATTGGCAATTAGCCTTGCATTCTCACGTTGACCCTCCAAGGTCAAGGTCTTGTTTTGACAATCAGCAATCATCACATCGCCTTGGCTTGTGTATTCCCAAACCGTTGTTTTATTGGGCGCTCCCACCCACCACTGTTTAAACATGTAACCTCCAAAAAAATAAATCAAGCACAATCACAATAAACGCAATAACGTACACCCACGCAAGGGCTTTATCTACTGGCATCATTCTTCGTCCTCCTCATCGGGTTCATATGCATCGGCTTCAAGCTCATCGAGGATATATGAGATCTCATTCTCGGCCCCTCTCGGCAAGGAGGTGAGAACCTCATCGGTCTCTTTCCCTGTCTTATCGTCTTGCCATACTACATTCAAGCTCCACGCTACTATTCTTTTCATGATTAATCCCTTTCGCTTTGTTCGTTAATGATTCGACTGGCCCATGCTTGTATTTCCTGATCGGTTAACCTCTGCAATATTTCCTCGACCAAGGTATGCACCGAGTGATTGAGGAGGGCATCGAACATGGTCTCCCATGTCCTCACACCGTAGGTGTCTTTTATTTCATTGTTAGTCATGCTTTTTATTCACCTCTATTAAGTTTAATTAATTCAACTACTTCTCTGCGCTTGGCTTGTCTTTTCAAAATGACCCTCGCCTTTGCACCGTACTTTGTGCCTGATTTAGGGGAGCAACAAGGGCATGAGAACCCCCCTACCCCTATAACCGCATAGCGTTTATATGTACCTTTCATGCTTATCCCCTTATGCTACTAATTTGATTTTGTCGAATGATGCAGTGCCGAGGTTATTAACATCTCTCACGTGAATATTGTTTTTATAAATGTCCGAGAGATCGATTCCAAGGCCGACCCCCACAGTGGTGATGCCGAGGGCATCGCCTTGGGCGATCTGCGCCTTGACATAATCAATCGCTCCAATACCATCGGTGAGCACAAAGCAAACCTTGCGAACCTCGGGGCGATTGTGCAAGGTCTCATGGGCGAATCGAATTGCAAAGTAATCATTCGTTGAGCACTCGAATTGGGCCCGAGAGAGAATATGCTTGGCCTTGACAATGGGTGTGTTGAAGGGTACTAGAACCGAGGTGTACTGATTGAACCCGATAACTTGCACTGCTACACCGGCATTGGCGAGGGTCTCATAGAGGGCCACGCATGTTTTAATGGTAGGCTTGGCAAGGCCCGTCCTCATTGAACCTGAGAGATCGAGTACAATCACAACCGCAGAGTCAATCCCACCCTCTTCATGGTGACGTTTAAACACATGGACATTGCCTGTTGCAATCGATGCGAGCTTGGAGGTGTTGATCGCACCGACCTTGCGATTATGTTGCCACTCATCGAGTCCTGTGTTCTCAAATAATCTGCGGACTTGATATCTGAGCTTTGCATTTACATTGACCTCAGTGTCATACCTTGGACTATTTTCGAGGTGATATGTTGAGTCCTTAAGATCACTGTCCTTTGAATAGCACCCAATGCCTGCATCGCCTTTCGACACTTGACAATTGGGTTCTACCTCGACCGCTTGGCCCTCGGGCTTTCTCGCCTTGCCTGCACCCTTACCCTCTGCATTTTGATCGCTCTCGGCTTGATCTGAGGGCTTAGAACCCCCCTCTTGACCCTTGCCTTGGCCTTGGCCCTCTGATTGACCCTCGCCTTGCTCGCCTTGGCCTTGACCTTGACCTTGACCTTGACCTTGGCCCTGACCTTGCTCGGGTTTCCCCTCGGGCTTGCTCTCGGGTTTGCCTTGCTTGCTTTGATTACCCTCGATTGAATTCAATTGATCGTAAACCCACTTGGCAATTGCGAGGGTCTCGAATGAATCGTTGGCCTTGTCAATGAGATCTGATGCTCTGTCGAATATAGGGGCAAGGCCCTCGGCAAGAGGTACTTTATTGGCATATCTGCGACCGTGAACCGCAAGGGCGAATGGATACTGGCGAGGATCGCTCCAGTCCTGAACATTGTCCAATGATTCAGCGACCATCTGATCGATGATGCGTTTAAACACATTAGCCACGTTACCGGTGAGCGACTGCTTGATCGCTCGGCGCTCGATCCAAATATCCTCAACCGCATTATGCAATTGATTGAGGTATTGATCGGTCTCATTGGCCTTGAAATTAGTGTACTTGACATGACAAAGCTCATGGACAACAAACCCCACGTAACGATCAAGGAAGGCCTGCGAAAGGTTTGCATCGTCCCTCACATCTGCAAGGCTAACCACACCGGCACTGTTTACGCTTGCCGTTGGGATATTGACCCATTGAATTGCTTTGACCTTGAGCTTTGAAGTGCTTGCGATCTTATTGAGAATGGTCTCGACCGAGCGCTTGAAAATATAACCTTTCATTTTGAACCCCCTATGAGTGAATCGATTTTGCTTGGATCAATGCATGCTTGGAACATGCCTGTTAATGCGATTGAGCTTTCTTCCGGTTGACGATTTTGAATTGCCATCTCCCACGCTACACCCACAGAGTGGTACTTGACCAATCGAATGAAGGCGATTACTTGGCGAATCGAGGGGGCATCAATGATGTCACCACTCTGCACCTTTGCTCGGCAAGCATGCACCGCATATAGGACATGCATCACAAGCTCTTCACATGCACCGGTGTGATTCATCACTGCATTGCACTCTACCTCAATGGGGAGGTGTTGGAATTTAATGACCGCAGAGAATCGATCTGCAAGAGCACTGTTTGTGGTGCGAGTCCCTGCATATCGGCCTGAAGTGTCACCATTCATCAGGGTATTATCTGCACCGATCACGATCACACCCTCGGCCCTCGACCACAGTTGACCCCCATAGGTGACCTTTGCGTTGGGTTCTAAAAACCCATTGAGGGGGGCAAGCTCACCTTGATCTGCATTAGTGATCTCATCGAGCAAGATCACGGTTGAAGGGGCAGTGTAAGCTCTGAGAAAATCACCCTGTTTAAACACTGTTGCACCATTCTCAAGGCCCACATCACCAAGGTAATCTGATGCAGTGGTGTACTTGTGGAAGTTGTAACGCATGAAACCTCGGCCCGTCCTCGCAGAGAATTGCTCGGCGGTTTGACTCTTACCTGTACCTTTCTCACCCCCAAACCATAGGTTTGCGCCTGTGTCCTGAGAGAATGCGAGAGACCTCAAGATATCCTCTGTCCAAATAAAATGAGGGTCAATCGAGGGCGCAGAGGGGTCATTGTAGATATCAAAATCGAGGGGCAGATCTACACCGAACACCTCTGAGCAAGGTTTGCGATCGATCTTAATCACTGGGTTAAGGTTTGCGACAATCGCTTGAGCGCCTTTGTCCTCAATGGCCTGTTTAAACGGCTTAAATGAGTCCTCAATCAATTGGTGAACCTTGGCATTGACAAGGGACTGATCGAGGTCAATTGACCCAATGATATTGAGCTTGCCTGTAAGGTCATTGATCGCATTGGCCTGATTGCCAAGGGCTTGATTCACATCGATGAGCTTGGCATTCAGTGCATTGATTTTCTGCAAGCCCTCAAGGGCGAGGTCATTCGCTTTGTTAGCTACTGATTCAATCGCAGTGCCTTGAATTGTGGCCTGAATGCCTGTGGTAATGATAGGGGGTGTGGCGAGTACATCGCTCATCGTGAAGGCCCCCCTCTTGATGCCCTCGGCGAGAAAGGTGCACATCTCTCGCTTGCCGGTGTTGCCCAAGGGCGAACGGTTTGCGAATTTAGCATATGCACCGTTGATCGTGGCGGTGCTTTCGATCATTAATTGGTTGAGGGTAGTCATTATGCAAGCTCCATGTCGAATTGGTCATTGGGGCAGATCGGGAGGTTAAGATCACCATGATCGGTGTAAGCCCATTTAGCAGTAAGGCGAACCGTGTAACCGCATGTAGGGCAACATGCCTTGAGCATGCGAGTGGTTTGTGTTTTGCGATTAGCGAATGAAAGCTCGGCATGAGGGTAAGCACCGAGCGAATCGATGATTTTCCCGTATCGATTGAGAAAATCCACACCGGCACTTGTGGCCTTGTATTTTGCAGTTGCATGAGGTACAAGGCCCATTGAATCGCATGCCTTGGCAAAATTGACCCCATGATTCATGCACCCTTTAAGGGTATGAGCAAGCTCATGGATCAATGTAGAGCACACCACTTCAACATCGGCAAGCACCGGTGAGATTGAGATCTCATAGTGGTTATCATTAGAGTTAATGGAGGGGTGACATTCACCAATTGCACCACTGCGCTTTGCATTCAATGGAAAACCGCATGTCACTCTAATATTAAGAGGTAATGGGTGTCCATTGAAATCAAATAGAGGTCTAAGCTCCTCTATCATGGCCTTGAGATATTCCTCTCTGGTATTGAACATTTTGAGATCCTTATTAAACACTGCAACATTGCAGAACCTTAATTCTACTATCACTGTTTAAATAATAGCAATACTTACCCGAGCAAAGTGTAGGGTTATTATTTCAAGCTCATATATATAAGGCACTTGAGGGGCGAAAGGGCAAGCAAGGCATGTGCCAAGGGAAAAATACTGTATATACATACATGCCATTTAAAGGGCTTTAAAGGCACTTTTTAGCTCACATCGCATTCACCCTTGTCCTACCATTAAAAAATAATTTTGAGCGATCCTAGAGGGTTTGAGTACCAAAGTATTACAAAGTTATTCACATTTGCCTGTGGATAACTCAAGTTATGCACACCCTGTGGATAACAACAGCCTGTGGATAACCTTGTACTTATCCACAACTGTGGATATACTGTGGACAAGAACGGCACTGTGAATATAATCAGTGAATCGAGGGTGAGGTTAAATTCAATCGGAGGTGTTTAAACATGGGTAAGGTGACTAGCAATGATTACTTAGAAAAGCTCGCAGAGCTTGATGCATTGGATCTAGAAAATGAGGGCGAGGGAAAGGACGAATTAACCCTCGCAGAGCAATTGGCAATGAATGCGGATAAACCAGAGATAAGAAAAGACGGCAACTATAAAAACACCCCAAGCACTAAAAAGCTCACCTCTAAGCAATTGGCATTCACCCAAGGGCTAATTGAAGGTCTCACTCTCAAGGATAGCTATCGGAGGGCTTATCCTGATTCAAGGGGCAATGATGCATGCACGGCAAGCAATGCAAGCAAGCTCGCAAGAGATCCAAGGATCAAGAGGTTAGTTGAGAATGCTCAAGAGGAAGTGATCGAATACTTGAGCGAGGATGTGGCGAGCACAAAGCGATATGTCTTAAAGCAATTATTGGCACATAGTAAGAGCGCCAAGCAAGAGGGCACTAAATTAAAAGCTCTTGAACTACTCGGCAAATCAGTAGGCCTATTCATTGATAAGACTCAAGCCGAGGTTAAAACACAATCGGCAGATGAGTTAAAGAAGGAGCTTGCATCTCATCTCAAGTTATTGGATAACGTTAAGCCACTCAAGAGACAAGGCACTGTTTAAACAGAGGGCAGTGTAAACGGCAATGTGGTGAGGAGGAGAACCCCACCTATCCCCACCCCCGCCTTATACGCATGCCTGCCCCGCCAGCCTACACGCTCTAATCTACTCCCACATTTACCCCACCCTCATCTATAGGAACGTTCGTACAAAAGCCTAAATTAAAACATGGGGGGGTATATATATTTTCAGAAAAGACTTGCGAACGTTCGGATTAGCGTTTAAACTACATACTGGAGGTATATACAGTGACAGAGAAAGACCAATTGATACTTGAATTCATCAGAGCTTATATAAAGCTTTATGGTGTAGCGCCGTCATATTCGGTAATAGCCAAAGGTGTTCATAAGTCGTCTAAGTCAAATATCCATAGGGTAGTACATAAACTAGCCGCAGAAGGAAAGATAGTCATGAAGCCACATAAGGCCAATAGTATCCGTGTAGTGGATAAATCTGTTAAAGCCGTGGCATCATTATGATGAGCATGCCAATGCGAGGAGAAGTGTTATGACACTTCTGACCAAGAAAGAAATCGCAGATTACCTTAGTCTTGTTGATAAGGTAGATGAAGAGCGTCAAGACAAGATTAGGAAGTTATTGGAGTATGACAGGGTAGAGAGGTGTAAGGAGTCGTTTATCTTCTTTGCCTCCCAAATGTGGCCGGTGTTTATTTCAGGTAAACATCATCAGATCATGGCTGATGCTTTTGAAAGAGTTGCCGCAGGGGAGTTAAAGAGATTAATCATCAATATGCCTCCTCGGCATACCAAGTCTGAGTTTGCCTCATTCTTATTGCCTTCATGGTTTCTGGGTAAGTTTCCTGAGAAAAAGATCATTCAGACAGCCCATACTGCGGAGTTAGCCGTAGGCTTTGGACGTAAGGTGAGGAACCTTGTTTCTTCGGATGCCTACCAGAAGGTATTTGAAACCAAGCTCTCCAGCGATTCAAAAGCCGCAGGAAGATGGAACACCCATAAAGGCGGTGACTACTTCGCCATCGGTGTTGGCGGTGCCGTTACAGGAAAAGGCGCAGATCTCTTAATCATTGATGATCCCCATTCAGAACAAGAGGCTAAACAGGGTAATCCTGCGGTCTTTGACAATGTATATGAGTGGTACACCTCCGGCCCTCGTCAGCGTCTCCAGCCGGGTGGAGCGATTATCATCGTCATGACCCGCTGGTCTAAAAGGGACTTAACCGGCCAAATCCTAAAGAACCAAGGCAAAGAAGGTGTAGATCAGTGGGAAGTAATTGATTTTCCAGCCATCATGCCTTCCGGTGTCCCCCTATGGCCGGGTTTCTGGTCTAAAGAAGCCTTAGAAGCTTTAAGGTCAGAGTTGCCGGTAGCCAAATGGGAAGCGCAGTACCAACAAAACCCAACCTCAGAAGAGGGAGCGATTGTCAAACGGGACATGTGGAAAATCTGGGAAGATGAATATCCACCTCCTTGTGACTACATCATTCAGTCTTGGGATACCGCATTTGAGAAATCCAATAGGGCTGACTACTCAGCATGCACCACATGGGGGGTCTTTTACCATCCCAATCAGTATGGAGAAACCAAAGCCAATATCATCCTATTGGATGCGTTTAAACAACGTATGGAGTTTCCGGAGCTGAAACAAAAGGCGTTTGAATTCTGGAAACAGTGGAACCCAGATACTCTGATTGTGGAAAAGAAAGCCGCAGGAGCGCCTTTAATCTATGAGATGAGGAAGATGGGCATCCCTCTACATGAGTATACACCGAGCAAAGGAAGCGATAAGATAGCACGTGTAAACGCAATATCCGACCTGTTTGCTTCTGGGTACGTATGGTGTCCAGACACAAGATGGGCCGATGAGGTCATGGAAGAAATGGCTTCATTCCCCAACGGGGATCATGATGACTTGGTGGACTCAAGCTCACAGGCATTATTGCGTTTCAGACAAGGCGGGTTTATTACCATCGACTCCGATGAGCCAGATGAACCTTCATACAGACGTAAATTGGAGTATTACTAATGAGTATCGATAAAGCCGTTTATCAAGCGCCACAGGGAATAGATTCTTTACAACCAGACATGGAGATAGAGATTGAAAACCCAGATTCCGTTTCTATCCATACCGATGGAATTGAGATCACTCTAGAACCCGGCAAAGATTATGGCGGGGACTTCCATGAGAACTTGGCCGAGGTATTGGACGCAAGAACCCTACAAAGCATTGCTTCAGAACTCATTGAATTGGTAGACGCAGATATTCATTCCAGATCAGAATGGGCTGAATCATATGTCAAAGGCTTAGAGGTTCTTGGCCTTAAATATGAGGAAAGAACAGAGCCTTGGAATGGAGCTTGTGGAGTATTCTCTACAGTGCTGACGGAAGCCGCCATTCGCTTTCAGTCTGAATCCATCATGGAGTCATTCCCAGCCGCAGGGCCAGTCAAGACTGAGATCTTTGGAGACATTACCAAACAAAAAGAAGATGCAGCATCTCGTGTCCAGACCGACATGAACTACAAGCTGACAGAGAAAATGCCGGAATACAGACCCGAGCATGAGCGTCTTTTGTTCAGTCTAGGCTTGGCCGGAACATCATTTAAGAAGGTCTACAACGATCCAACATTGGGTAGACAAGCCTCTATCTACGTGACCGCAGAAGATCTTATTGTGCCTTATGGCGCTACAAGCCTTATGACGGCAGAACGTGTTACCCACGTAATGAGGAAGACTAAGAATGAAATCCGAAAACTTCAGGTAGCCGGGTTTTATCGGGATGTGGATTTGGGTGAGCCCGTCCAGATCATGTCCGACATTGAAAAGAAGAAAGCCAACCAACAAGGCTATAAAGCCTTAGATGATGACAGATACCAACTGCTGGAAATCCATACAGATTGGGATTTGGAAGGCTTGGAAGATTTGGATGAAAACGGCGAGCCTACCGGTATTGCCATTCCTTATGTCATCACCATCGATAGAGGAACCCAAGAGGTTTTGGGTATCCGCAGGAACTGGGAAGAGGATGACAAACGTAAGTTTAAACGCAACCATTTTGCGGACTACCACTACATCCCCGGCTTTGGTTTCTACAGTCTTGGACTAATCCACATCATCGGTGGATATGCCAGAGCAGGAACATCCATCATCCGCCAATTGGTGGACGCAGGAACTTTAAGTAACTTGCCCGGCGGTTTAAAGGCTAGAGGCGCAAGGATCAAAGGGGACGACACCCCTATCGCTCCCGGAGAATTCAGGGATGTGGATGTGCCATCAGGCGCTATGCGTGACAACATCATGCCGCTTCCCTACAAGGAACCATCCAATGTTCTATTTACTCTGCTTAATCAAATCACAGAAGAAGGCAGAAGACTTGGCTCTATCGGGGATCTCCAGATCTCTGATATGTCAGCCAATGCGCCAGTTGGTACAACTTTGGCTCTTTTAGAGCGTACCCTAAAAACCATGTCTGCGGTTCAGGCTAGAGTTCACTACGCCATGAAGCAGGAGTTTAAACTCCTAAGAGACATCATCAAGACCTATGTTCCTGATGAATTGGAACTGGATACAGACAAAGGCGATCATTTTGCCAGCCGTCAAGATTATGAGATGTGCGATGTGATACCCGTATCAGATCCCAACTCATCCACAATGGCGCAGAGGATCATGCAATACCAAGCCGTGATCCAGTTGTCATCTCAAGCACCACAAATCTATAACCTTCCCAATCTGCATAGACAGATGATCAATGTATTAGGAATCAAGAACGGCGATAAGTTGGTTCCCACGGAAGATGATGAGGTGCCATTAGATCCTATCTCCGAGAACATGGGATTCTTAAAGGGTGAGCCTACAAAAGCCTTCATCACGCAGGATCATGATGCCCACATTGCAGCTCATACCACCTTTATGCAGGATCCAATGATCATGCAACAGATTGGTCAAAANCCAATGGCCAACCAGATGATGTCTGCGATTCAGGCTCATATTGCTGAACACTTGGCATTCTCTTACAGGGCCAAAATTGAACAGCAGATGGGTACTCCATTGCCTCCACCCAATCAGCCCATGCCAGCCAACATGGAGGTTCAAATCTCTAGATTGGCAGCTCA